AGATTCACAACTATCAAATAATCCTTGGTTGAAGGTTACACCAGCCTCACCAAATGCTCTGCGTATATCTGTGTCTAAAACGTAATTTGAAGTGGAATCTTTAACAACAGCCCATTTTGTTTGAGCAGTAACTGGGTCTGTGTTATTATCCACCAATGATTGATAAAAATTAGGAGCAACATAAACAATGTCGTCCTTAAAGTATGTCTTATTGTCCTCATACAAAGGAAGGTAAGGGAAATTACGTGGGAACAACGCCTTGAAATCTTCAACCGTTATTTTAGATACATCAAACATAATTTCCCTCCCTGTTTCCTATTTAGAAGCCTTTTTGCGTTTGCCTTTAGGGGCTTTCACAACTTCAACTTCTTCTTCTTTCTTTTCTTCTGGTTCTTCAGCTTCAACCACTCTCGCAGGTGTTTCAACCACACGAGCTACCAAATCATCCAAAGAAACCAATTCATTCGGATAGCATTTCAATAAAGCACGAGCAACCGCTTCGTCTTTAATGTCCACCACTTCCTTGGGGGCAATTGAGCCCCCGTTGAAGCAGTATGTACGCTTTCCTTCGTTACGAATGCGCATATTTACCTCCTATTATGAGCTAGAAGCTACATCCATGTACAAGATTTCTTGTGGACGAGCATCTAACACGCCAGTGTGTTGTCCGTAACCAACGTTACGAATTGTCCAACCGTCATAGGAATTCGGCACTGTCGTTGTGTAATCCACAGGGATTTCAAAACGAGCCACGTCTTCATCATAACGCATTAACACATAACGAGGAGCACTCAATTTGCCATCAGAGTTGGCAGGCATCAAGTAAGCCAAAGGCAAAATCTTGAAGTCAGCATTCATCGTTGTGGCTTTGAACACGTCTAACAAGTATTCCATCTTGCTCTTAATTGGGAAGGTTGTGCTTGTAGCAACAGCCAAACCATTGTAATCATCTGTAGGAATGTACAAACGATTTGGATAGGCTGTGTAATGGTTGTTTTGCTGATAAGCATTCAACACGTTGCCAGCGAAGGCTTGCAATTGAGCATCAGAGGCTTCGCTTAAAGCAGCAGGAATTAAGGACGTATTGACTGTAACATCAGACAAGTTCAACAAACCTTCCATTGTTCCATCTTTGGAACCCAAGAAAGCAGTCTTTTGAATACCCAAATCCCAGTTGGTCTTGCGGGCTTTTTCTTGTTGTGTTACATAGTCCCAAATGCCAGTACGGGCAGCTTTTTGCACATCAGCAATAGAGTATGCAATTTCTTTAGCCCACACACGAGCAGGAACACGAATGCCGTCCAAAGTTGCGTTGACAGAAGCCAAACGACCTTCAGTAGCTGTTTCAATGTAACCTTTTTCAAAATCACCACCGATTTGGAATGAACGGAACATCAACACATCATCAGCCCAAGCGGCTTCTGTTCCAACACGGACAGGCAAGTAATCAGCCACAGGGATTTGATAGAATTTCTGTTCTGCCACACCACGAATGATGGCTGTCAAGGTTGTCAATGGAACTTGATAACCTAATTGTTCAGACACAGCGTTTTCTAAACGTTGAGCTTTTGCGAATTCTTCATCGTTCTTGAAGAAAGAAGCGACTTCCATTTTTTCGCCTTTGCTATTTAAAATTGTTTCCATCTTTAATTCTCCTTACGAATTTGCAGCATAAGCTACGGGTTCACCAATTTTCACACGGATGAGTTGACCAGCAGCGGTAGCGGCTTCAAGAGCCAAACCAATGCTTGAGCCAGAACCAGCAACAGCACCGACTTTGACACCAGACAAGTCAACAATGTTAACTTTAACACCGGCACTCACGGCACCATTGGCTTCCATGTACATCACGTTGCCAGCCATGCTGATTTGGCACAATTTGCCAGCCGCATAGGAAGGACGAATGACGTTCCATTCCACAAATCCGGCAATGACATCACCCACGCCAGCTTTGGCGAAGTGTGGCAAGCCTTGAGTTGTGGCTACGATTTTAACAGGGTCTCCGGGAAGTAACGCTTCGGATTGGCTAGCATCCACAATACCAGAAATGGATTCTGTATTGGCGGGCAAAACACGCCGTCCCTTGATTTCTTCCGTAGGAGCAAATTTATTCATTTCAAATGTTGCTTTGGTTTCCATTTTATTTCTCCTTATTTAGTAGAACCATAACGCTGTTTTCCCAACGCCAGACCTCTAGCCATTGTTTCAACGGCAGAACCATCTTGCGATTTGGCTTTTGCGTTTTTTAACATTGAAAAAAAACCTTTTGAGTTTTCTTTTTTCTCTTCTGGCTTTTTTTCTTCTTCGCCTTCGTTTTTACCGCAGGCGTCTTCCTTTTTGTCGTCTTCAGCCGCATTTTCTTTGGCTTCTTCTGACCCTTCGGAATCCTTGTCCTCAGCCTTTTCTTCAGAAGCATTTTCTTTCACTTCTTCTTTTTTGTCTTCGGCTTCGGCTTCATTTTCTTTTTTCGGCTCAGAGCATTCGTTCTCTTTGCTGTTCTTGCCAGCATCGTCTTTGGAATACCCTAATTTTTCAGCCATTCCAATAATGGTACGGACTTTTTCTTCCAAACCACCACTGAAATCGCCTTCTGCTTTCGCAGAGAGAGCCGCAATTTCACGAATCAATTTACGATGGTCCTCATCTGCAGCGTTCTTTTTGTCTTCTTCTGCTTTCGCTTCAATGGCGTTTTTAACCATTTCAGGAATAGCTTCAGACAAAGAGTTCTTCACAGTTGTTACCAAAGTATCAATTTCTTCTTGTGATAACATATTTTTCTCCTTGCTATTTTTAAGTTTAATAATTTCCTGCTTTCTGTCCTCATTGAATTTTCTAAATTCATCTTCGGTCATAATTACAGACTCCTCATACCGAGGATTAGGAACAATGGCTAAATGTTCATACACTCCGTTCTTGACTTCCTTTTGGTAGTCAATGTCGTGATAAACACCACCGTTCCCATATTCGGTCGGGGAGTAGCAATTACTCACAGCCCAACCCTTTTTGATAGCTTCGTGTCCTTCATCGCTTACAACAAGCATTTCTGTCCACCAAGCACCATCAAACTCATTATAAAAACTTCTTACGACATAGCCGTCAGCTTCTTCACGCAGTTTATCCATATTTACGCTATCAACGTGTCTTACATAAACAGGACAACCCTTAAAGCTCTTATTCATCTTCTCTAATGCATCGTTTTTAACAAGGTATAACGTGTCCTTACCATTTTCTAGGTAATGGACAAGACCTTCTTTAATATGACGAGCATAGTATGTTTTAGGTAACTGTTTTTCGTTTTTCAACATATTAAAACCCTTTTGTTGCAATAGAATACCAATTTTTTTCAATAATGTCAAATGAGTAGCCATTATACTTCTACGTATCTCGCCTTTCTCTTACCCTTATACGGATATGTTTCTTCTGGTAATGGTTTCTTTTCACGGTCAGGACGAGTGAACTTGTTTGAAGTAACATCAACCTCTTTCACCTTTCCTTCTTCACTAGCCAGTTGACTCTTTTCAGGCTCTGCAGCGTATTGCAAACCATCTTTCTTTTCGCCTTCAGATTTGCCACCACCGAAGAAACGACCAAAGAAACCTTTTTCTTTTTTGTCTTGGTCTAAACCAATTTTATTAACACCCTGTTGGCTGAACGCTGTAATCTGTTCTTGTGTGAACGTTACAGGCAATAAGTTAGCACTGTTACAACCAACCATAAAGTCTCCAGCACTGATTAAACCATTTGCAAATGTTTGAATTAAACGGTTGAATTGGCTGTTCTTCATATTCTCTTCTTGTTCAGCAGACAAGATACGCAAAGATTTGAAAGAAATACCTAAGTCATCAGGAACAAACCCAAACAACTTTTGACAGCACAATTCAAGAACCTGAACCACAATGTATTTAACCTTACTACGAATTTCAGATTCAATCATAGCGTTGTAGTTTTCAATATCGTCTTCACCAGAGTTAAACCCAGCAGCACTCACGCCAAACAATTTGGTCATAGGCATTTTAAGGTCAGCAGCCACACCCTGACGAATCTGTGTCAAAATATCACTCAAACCATTGAAGGACAATTGTTTCTGTTCATACTTATCGTTTGTATCCAGCACCAACGCATTTAAGTAGTTCTTCAAAGAATTGGACACACGAACACGTTCTTCAGCAGCGTGAGTACCATTTCTGGTCAACATAGCAGTGTTGAAACCATTGAGTTGGTACACGTCAATTTTTGCTTCGTCCAACAATTCAAAAATCAAGTCTTGGTTCTTTAAGTAAGAGTTAATAGAACGCACCACACGTTCCAATTCACTCATACCCCAACCACGCAGACGAGGACGGATAAATGAAGGGGGTTCTTTCCCCTTAATTGGGAACACACGACTTCTATGTAAGTTAATGCCATAGTAGCTGTATTTCTTATCACTATCATCATTCCAAGGGTTCCAAATCTTATAGTTGTCTTTGTAAAGTTCCCACATATCAGCAGGCACAAAGTCCAACTCACTGTCCCGACCAATGGCGTTAATATCCAACGGCATAGCAGGATTTTGGTCTGTCATTACGACAATACCACCACCACCATACAAACGGGACCAAATAACCCCTTGCTGTATCTTTTGAACGATTTGATACTTCTCAAGGTAATTATCCAGCGTTTTCTTTTGGTTGGTATCCAACTTTTCAGTTGTAATGTCAAAACCCTTACTGAAAGCGTCTGATACTGGTTGTTCCACCAAAGTCTGAACAATACCATATTCGGCATACGCTTCAGACAAAACAGTACGGTAGTTTGAGATTAAGTTCCACCTTGTGTTAATGAAGATGGTATCCAACCGAGAGTTTTGTGGAGTAAATGGATTAAATGGGGCTAGTCCCCATGACTGAATAGACCCAGCGAAATCTGCCAAGCTATTCTTTTTCTTATTCGTTTTTGTTTGTGCCATCTTGACCTCAAATAAAAATTGAACTTATACTGCTAGCCCCAAACGCTATCTCAACGGCATCACACAACGTATCAATTTTATCATCGTGTTTATGTGTTAAGTCAGCCTTGAAGGCAGCGGCTTCAGCTAACAATACATTACTTATATCACATTTTTCATCTTTTGGCAAATAGACCCACCCATTTGCAATATAAGGTATGGTTGTCATTGCCCGAGAAAACTTATCCATAGACACCCACATACCCTTGTCGTTCTTATATCTATTACGCATAATTGGCAACAAAGGAAGGGGGTAAGTCTTTACTAATTCTTGAATTACACCAATGCCTGAACCTTTTTCTTCAATGTAGAAGGCATATGGTTGGACAGCCCGTTTATCATTACAGCATTTTTCCCAAAAGAGTTTAACTTGCTGTTTGAGTTCGTGAGCATCAAACTTTCCCCACAGCATATCTAAAAGGTGAAGTTTGTTATCCACGGTCTTTCCCCACCAAGAGAAAACGGTATAGTCATTGTGCTCTGCTTTCTTCTGTGCAGTATCTGATGTGATAAACGAACATTGATATTCATAAAACTGCTCTGGATTATAATATTTAAACCACTCTGTTTTAAAAACAGACCCACCAATAACAATTGGTTCCTGCTGATAAGCACCATAATAAACAAATGGAGTTTGCTTTTTAAGTTTCAATAGTTCTTTTGCAGATATTCTTTCTTCCCAAAGAGCAACACCAGTTTTTTCGTTTAATGCTGGCATTTTTACAACGTCCCAGTCTTCTTTCTCGTTTTCAAGAATATACCCAGCCAAATCTTCTATAGCAAGTCTCTGCATAATGACTATAACAGGGCTTGTTGCTTGGTTATTTGCACGTGTTTTAATTGAGTTTAAGTAATAATCTATTGTGTTCTGTAATTCTGCCTGTGATTTTGCAGATGTACTTTTGTTTGGGTCATCCACAAGACAGCACCCACCATAACCTTCTCCAGACCAACCGAAACCAAATCCGATAATACTTCCTCCCATGGGCGCAGCACGAAAGCCACCACCCTGTTCGGTCGCCCAGTAATCAGCCCCAACTTTTGATTTGTTTAATTTAATTCCTGTGAACTTTTGAAATGCTATACTTGTAACAATTTCACGAATATCCTTTGAGAAAGAATTGGCAAGGTCATCTGAGTAAGAGGTGTATATACAGTTACTAGATGGATTTATCATATATGACCAAGCACAGAAATACTTCATAATGGCACTTTTGCCGTGTCTCGGTGGAATATTAATCATAAGATTTCTTTTTTTGTTCCTCCCGAAGGCAATATCCTCAAGTTTTCGTATAATTTCAACGTGAAAAGGTCTAAATACAAACTCTTGATGGTACATATACCAATGAAAGAAGCGAATAAACTGTTCAAACGATGAACCAAGTATTTGCAACGCAGTAGCTGGTGCATCAAGAAACTTCTCAACAATTTTTTCGTTCACTTGACCTCCTGAAACTCTACCTCAAGTGGCTTTTGTTTTCCACGCAACAAATCGTTCAACTCTTTGAGCTTCTTCTGGTCAACAGAGATTTCGTGGGTTACAATGTTCTGAACCTGAGCCTTTGAACCATAAACTTGTGGGAACAGCTTTTCAATGAGCCACTTAATGTTGGAACACACCGAAGAGTAAATAGCCACATCAATTGTTCCCTTTTCCACCTGCTTAGCCAGCTTTTCAAGACGGGCAACTTGGCTTTCGCAGTACACCTCACGTGCTTCATTGAGTTGTTGAGCCCAGTCTCCGTTCTTACGACAACCATCAAAGAATTGGTGGGGAACTATCCTTTTGTTCACACAGGCTTGATATGGATTAACACCCGACTTAATTTCCTTTATAATACGCTTAAACGACTTATCGTTCAACTCTTCTGTGTTAAATGGTAAAGGGTCTCCGTCTTCATCATACATTCTTTCTTTGCCCGATGAATTGACCTCAGACACCATTTTAACTGTTTTCTGTTCTTCTTCCTCTTTGGGTGCAACACCTTCTGGGTTGTCTATGGTTGGTACAACCGCAGGTTGTTCTGGTTCTGGGTGGAGACACTTATTACGTGCAACATACTTCGTGCCATACTTTTTAAGGGAACGAAGCCTACGTTGTTCTTCAACAGACACATCTTCCCCACTTTTGAGAGCATCTTCAATACGTTCAATTTCAGCCAGAGTTTCTGGCGTTTGCATTACAGGTTCTCTAAGATTTTTAATTTCTATTCGCATAACCCCTCCAAATTGACTAACTAGGACACGGATTTCCACCGTTGTTCTCTTTCCCTAGTCAGTTGACACATCATACCATATTCAGCAAGATATGTCAAATTAAAACAAATGTAAATTATCTAATACTCTCATTATACCTCCTCATCACAAGTTAAATATTTAACAGCATCAGAAACGAGTTCCTTTACGTTGCCAGAATACTCAACAGAATTGTCATTATATTTCGGTCTGTAAAACTTATCTATCATTTTTTCAACGAAAGAGAGCTCTACTTCTTCTCCACCTTTGTTGTTTAACAACCAAATTAAACACCGTTCCTTTGAATCTTCACTCATTGAGTCAATTTTGTCTTTGAACATTGGCAAATAGTTTTCTCCACTGTCAATATAAAACGACCCCTCACGAATAAGAACTGTTTGTTCTTTTGTTTTCTTTCTGTCATAGAAGAGCTTTGGTGCAGGATACCTTCCGTAAAGCAACTCTGTCTTACAAATATCCTCACAAATATTTCCAAACTCACTATCTGAAAAATCATTTTTCATAAGAGTATAGAAAGCACAATTTTTTTCTTTGCTTATCTGAACCTCTGCAAAAGCAAGCAGAATGTTCATACATTTATCAAAACAGGCTTTCGTTAGCATTTTCTTCCTCCATTTCTTTCATTAAACGCATATTGTGCTCCCATACGCTTTCTTTCTTTGGAGTTCCACACTTTGGTAAAAAAAGACCAGCATATCCGTTTGCCATACTACTATCCACAATTTCTTGGGCAAGAGTTGGGTCACCTCCACTCAATTTCTGTAATCTAGATATACACTTCTTAAGACCAGACGGTGTATATGAATCCTTTTTTTCTTTTTTGTATTGAACCCATTCAACCATACACTCTTTAATTTTAGTATTATTTATTGTATTTAATATACTTTCTATTTCTGTGTTAAAATTTTTAACAGCGGGGTTGTTAAAGTTTTTAATAGGGGTTGTTAAATTATTTAATAACCCATCATTAAGGTTTTTTATAACCCTATAATTAACAAATCTTCCTTTATCTGTTATAACTTCTTTTTTTGATATTAGGTTCTTTTCACAAAGTTTTTTTAACAAAGAAATGGCTGTTGGATACGAACAACCAATCCACTCTGATATATATTTTACTCCACCAGAAAATTCACTTTCTTCGTCTTGGCAAAACCCAAATATAATGGCAAATACTAAAAGCTCGTTACCCTGCAAACCAAGATTTGTTTTCATCCAACCCTGAATATTTATAAAATTCTCTGGTTTAATCATCGTTAACCTCCAAATATTCTTTTTCAAAAATTGAGTACAATTCTTCACCAATTTTCCAAAAACATTTATAAATCTCAGAACCTGAATACCTTAAAACCCTGTAATCATTTTGAACAAAAAAACGTTCCCGTTGTTTATCATATTGTGCCTGTTCTTTAGTTTTTTCGTGAAAATCGTGTCCATCACACTCTATAACATACTGATTACAACCATTAACACAAAAAAGATTAACAATGAAATCTGCTCTATACTTCCCTATTTTGGTTTGTGGTTTAACGTTTAAAACAGGCGTTCCAATATTAAACCTTGTTTCTAGCCGATTTTCAACATCAACTAGTATTATAAACATAATTCGTTCTATTGTAGTTAGATTTTTGTTTTCCATTAGTTTATTCATACCACAGTACCATTTTTCAGTATCTTCTGTGAGTTTTACAAGACCAGTTTCTTCAAGTCTTTCTACGTTTGCTTTTAATAGTAAAAGTTTTTCAAAGCTATCAATCATTTTCTCGTGCCTTTCAAAAAGAGGGGTATAGCCCTTTCGGGATTGCACGAGAATATAGTTTTTCTATACCCCATAAGTTAATCGTTTCTCGTGCATTGTCTTTTTAGCATATTCTGTTCCGTTTGTCAAATGACACTCAACACATACCATATTCTGAAATAAATGTCAATATATATTTTTTTAAAATTTTATAAAAAAGTTCTTGACATTTGATTAAAAGTATGGTATAGTTAGGGTGCGAAAGGAGAAAAATATGTTTATTTTATTTTATATTATCGGATGTATATTTGCTTTTGTTGAAATGGTGAAGGCAGATATGGCTTATATGCACAAGTGGGGAAAGGGATATGATTCATTGGTTTTAATGGACGTTGAATTTTATCTTATTTTTTCCTTGTTTAGTTGGTGTGCTTGTATTCCTGCATTATTACTCAGAAAAAAATTGGAGAAAAAATATGGAAAACACCAAGAAAAAGTATGAAACAGAAATAGTATTACAAACAACTTGTGGTGCAACTACAACTGTAAGGTCTATGTTTGGGAAAGAGGGTATATTTTGCAACTATAATCCAGAGACAGGTCTTTGCAGTATTAACATTGATGAAGATGGTCAATATATGGTTGTGAACCTAAACAACGTGTGCTTTGCCACTGTTAGAACATTAGGACCAGAGGATAACAAATGAGCAATATTACACAATACATTAAAGAAGCACAAGATATAAACCCAGACAGATTTGCTATGGACATTGTTGAGGGCATATTCAGAGAAGCACGTAAGTATGAGGGTGAAAATGGTGATATTCTTAAGGAAGCATTGGCTAGGGTTGGTGCTATGCTTTCAACACTCATTGAAACATCTCAAAAGACCTGCAAATCTGGTAATACGTTTGAACTAGAAGGTGTTTTGGGTGCTTTTAGGTTTAGATACTGTGACACACAAAACGGGGAAGGCAACTAATGATTTATAAAGTAAAGCGTAAAAACGCCAGAACCATTTGCCAAGAACGTGGTATAAACTATGGTACTTGGGTCTATAGGGTATATGGAATGCGTATGGATAAAGAAGAAGCAATGGAAAAACCAGTTCGCACGGCAGAGGTTGTAAAAGAAAGGAAAGAAAGGGTTGGGTTTTTAAATAGGTGTGGACTTAAAACAGTAGATATTGCACAAACGGTTGGTTTAAGCACAGTAAGGGTTAGCCAAATATTAAGGGGGAAATAATGAAAAAAAATGAACGTTTAATCACAAACAAGCAGATAGAAGAGCTTATGCGTATCCACGATGAGATAGAGCAGTGTGTGGCTATGGCAAGGGCAGGTAATCACGAACAAGCCATTGACCAGATAGAGCAAGCCAACACAGCACTAAGCATTGTATATTTAAGTTTTGTTTTAATGTAAGGAGGAAAAATGACTTTTTATTTTGATACAGCAAAAGGTAATGGACGTATGATAGGTATATATTACTTCCCAAAATGGGTGTTTTTGAAGAAACAATGCCCAGCAGAGATTAGGATAAGCCTATGGTGTGTGTGTTTTGGTGTTATTTTTGGAAAGGAAAGGGTTATAAAATGACAAAATTAACAAAAAGGCAGACACAGGTGTTTGAGTTGATTCTTAAGGGAAATAGCAATTCAGAGATAGGCAAGGAATTAAAAATCAAAGAGCCGACAGTAAAAAAACACATTTGCAAAATATTCAGAGCAAAAAAAGTAAAAAACAGGATTGAGCTTATTATAAAAGAATATAAAGAGGTTAGAGCTCTTTTGGACTACGCTTTGGGTATAAAAAGGGGGTAAAAATGAAGGTGGTAGAGATTAAAAAGGGTTCTCACACAATTTTTAAGCACGTTCCAGATGACTGGAAACACGAAGATGAAGAAATGCAAGAAGTCAGAGGTGATTTAACCACTGGAGACAGAAAATCCATAGGTTTTACAGACATAAAACAGGAAAAATGGGATAAAATATTCAAAAAGGACAAAAAATGAAACTAGAATTACGTTTATTAAAAAGAAGGTTTAAATTTTTATTTCAACGGCTCATTAGGGGCTTTGATGACTCAGATACTTGGGATTTGCAAGACACATTTCATAGATGGTTATTACCAAGATTGGAAAGATTTTTGGAAGTAACCTGTGCCTATCCGATGCGTTGTAAAAGTCACCAACAATGGATTAAAGAATTAAATAAAAGGGTTCACCAGTTGGATTGTATTGTAAATATAAATGAATTTGAATTTCAAGACAGGTCTTACATCCCAAAAGATTTATACAAAAAATGGATTGAAAAAGGTGTTGGAAATAGTTCAATAAATGCTGGTGCTTACGACTATTGTGTGGCGGATTTTGATAAATGGTTTGGAAAACATATTGGGGAATTATGGTGGTAAATATGATTGATGTTCTTTTTATACTAGGTACAGGGTCTAAATTTGGCAACGAAGAGCTAAAATACTCCCTCAGAAGTCTTGAAACCTATGTTGAGGACTATGGTAGGGTATTTATAACTGGTGTATGCCCTCCATTTGTTGACAAGACGAAGGTAATTCACACTCACGAACAGGATTTGAACTGTCCGATGATGTCTCATTGGTGGAAAGTCAGGCAAACAATTGAAAAAAGTGACATTTCTAACAATTTTGTGCTTATGTATGACGATATTTTCTTTGTTAAGACCACAAAACTGACAAATTACCCATTTTACCATAAGGAACTGCTCACAGACAAGATAGGTGATGGTATTTACCGGAGAAGCCTAACCAACGCAGCCAACTTCTTAAAGAAGGAAGGAAGGTCTGTTTGCGACTGTGAGTTGCATATTCCTTGCGTTTATAATAAAATAATGTTCAAACAGATGGATAATTTCTTTGTACCTTTAATGAAAGACAACATTGGTATGGCAGTAAGGAGTGTTTATGCCAATTACTTCGGTATGGTTGGTCCATTAAGAGGAGACATTAAGCTCAGAACCTCTGTTGACACAGTTGAAGGTATGATAGGCGATGCTGACTGTTTCTCTGTCTCTGACTGGGTATATCAATGCGACACCCAAAGGTGGTTAAAAGAGCATTTCCCAAATAAATCAAAGTTTGAGAGGTAACAATTTGTAATAATTCTTGAAAGGGCAAAATGGAACTTGAAAGAGTGTGTTTTAAATATGAAAGAGACCCTGAAAATTATACTGTGGTCAGCAACAACCTGTATCAAGAAACTTTGCACAAGTTCTCAGAAACTGCAGCGGAAATACACAGACTAAAAAGGCAAATCAAAGATGCATATAAGGCTTTGTTTGAAATAAACGAAATAACCCTTGAAGCAAACGAAGACACTGCATTTCAAAAAATAGGTGAAATATTTTTAATATCTGACAACTTCATACAAAAGGAAGATGAATGATAATAGTGTATGCGATAGATGAGAACTATGTTGATTATGCGAAGGTATCGGCTAAATCGGTATTAAAATATAATCCTGATGCCACCATAATACTGGTATCAGAAAAGCCCCTTTCCATAGATGTTGAGGACAAAAATGTTATTATAAAACTTCCTCAGAATTTTCGCAACCGAGGTAAAGGCGACCGAATTACCAACACTGCTTATCTCAAACTCTTTCTAACAAAGCTCAAATATGACAAAATCATATATCTTGATGGGGATACTATATGTCAAGGGTCCCTTCAAGAGCTATGGGATATGGACATTGACTATATAGGTCTTACAGAATCCCATGCATACGGTATAAAGCAAGCAAAGGCATTGGGTCTGCAAAAATACGGTTTATCAGGTATGATGGTTATGAACCTCAAGAACCTGCGTAAAATTAACTTCACAGAAAGGTGTTTAGCTGTTGAGAAAACAATGCCAACGCCATCAACTGGCTGGCAACATGAGGAGTCTATACTGAATTATTGTATGAATGATAAATTTAAGTTTTTACCATTAAAATATAATTATTGTTTTAATAGACATTATAATAATCCAGTTAATTATAATGAAGTTAAAATTATGCACTTTCCCGGAAAGGATAAGTCAGGAATGTTTAAATATGCAAAAAATATCATTTGACATAATTCATAAAAAATGCTACAATTATTGAGTGGATAGGCTCTGCAGGCTGAAAGTATAGCAACTCACTATATTTCCACATTTTATAAATGAGTTTTTATATGGAGATATAAAATGCAAAACAAAAGAGAATATCATGGGATGTCAAACCATCCATTATATCGTGTAAGAAAATCAATAATAGAAAGAACAACACATAAAAATAACCGCCATTATAGATGTTATGGTGGAAGAGGAATAACAATTTGCAAAGAATGGCTTGAAAGCCCAAAATCTTTTTTTGAATGGGCATTAAAAAATGGATACAAAAAGGGTTTGTCTATTGACAGAATAAACAACGATGGTAACTATTGCCCGGAAAATTGTAGGTGGGTAACCCAGAAAGAACAAACAAGAAATACCAGAAGAAATAACAACCTAACTCTTAACGGTAAAACTATGTGTATATCTGACTGGGCAAAAACACTTGGATTTAAACACCCAATTGCTATAAACAAAAGATTAAAAAGAGGTTGGAGTGTTGAAATGGCTTTATCTATACCTTGTGGAACAAAAAATAAAACACATATTTAACTTTTTGGAGGTTTATAAATGGAAAAGGAACAAAAATATTGGTATTTGGGCGAACTAAAAAAATTTATTAGGAAAAAGACCGTTGCAATAGTGGGGAACGGCAGGACTATCTTTGATGGTCAATTTGGTCCAGAGATAGACAGCCACGACATAGTTATACGGTTCAACAAGGGATTTACCTATTATCCTGCCAGCCAAGGTACACGCACTGACATACTTATCCTAGCCTGTCTATTAAGAGACGATGAACGACAGGGTTACCACGCTAAGTATATAATTAACAGGTCAAGAAGCTATCGCAACCCAGCTCATTTCACTATATCCACACAAGACAGGATGGCACTCAAAGAAAAACTAGGTTCCCAGCCTTCATCTGGGTTTATGGCAATAGACCTATGTTTATTTGCCAGAGCCAAACACATAGACCTTTATGGGTTTGCAGGAGTGGAAGCACCCACCTTCTATAACGACCCAAATTACCAAACCCAGCATGACTACAACAAAGAGCAAGAATATATCAGGGAATATGCAGAGCAAGGTTTATTGGATATAAAAAAGTAATGACCACCTATAGGAGTACCTTTTCCATAGGTTGACGGGGTATGTTTTAAGAAAGGAGCAAAAATGTTAAATTAC